AAAAAGATGAGTGAAGACAATTTTAATTGGTCACCTGAGCAGATGTTAGAGGTAACTCTTAAACAACCAGATGACTTCTTAAAGATAAGGGAAACTTTATCCAGAATAGGTGTTGCAAGTCGTAAAGATAAAACTTTATTTCAAAGTTGCCACATCTTACATAAACAAGGTAAATATTACATAGTGCATTTCAAAGAACTTTTTGCTTTAGATGGCAAGAAGGCTACACTAGTTGAGAATGATATACAAAGACGAAACACAATTAGCGTATTACTACAAGATTGGAATCTATTATCAATAGTAAAACCTGAGGCTGCAGAAAACAAAGCACCTCTATCACAAATTAAGATTATCGCTTTTAAAGAAAAGAGCGAATGGAATCTACAAGCAAAATACAATATAGGAAAAAAACAATCTACTGAAGAAACAAAAACTGAATAGGAGTATATAATGATTAGATTATTTAGATTGACCACAGGCGAGGACCTTATTGGCACGCCAGATCAGGATACCACAACAGACGACTTTCAAGGTATAAAACAACCATTTGTTTTGATACCAATGCAAGGTGAGCCTGGCAAACCAATGAAGATAGGTTTTCATCCTTACATACCATACACAAAAGACAAGACAATAAAAATAAAGAAAGCAAATATTATAACCGAGACAACACCAGACGATAATATGATCGGCGCATATCAGCAGAATACAGGTCAAATTGTGACCCCTAAAGCAAAGATCATTACTTGACTTTAAATAACAATCGTGTTATAATATATTATGAATTTGGCGAGCAGTTTCTATACTAATGTTATTGAATATAAAGGTAAATTACTTATCCGTGGTGTCAATAACGGCCAATCATATTTAAGTCGTATCAATTATAGTCCTAAACTATATCTACCTACAAAAGAACAATCTAAATTTAAAACACTAGACGGCACTAATCTAAAACCTAAGCAGTTTGATACTATATCAAAAGCAAAACATTTCTATTCTGAATATTCTACCATACCTGAATATAAAATCTTTGGTATGAATAGATACAATTATCAATTCATAGGTGACGAATACAAAGATGAGATAAGGTGGAATAAAGACTATATAAAAATCTTTACACTTGATATTGAAACTACTTGTGAAGATGGATTTCCTGATCCTGATACTGCAAAAGAAACTATAATTTGTATAACGGTTAAGAACCATAGTAATAAACAGATATTAACTTGGGGCACAGGCGATTTCATTTCTAAAAAAACAAATGTAACCTATGTCAAATGTCAAAACGAAAAGCATATGTTGCTAGAGTTTTTAAAATTCTGGTGTAAAAATCATCCTGATATTGTGACTGGTTGGAATGTAAAATTTTTTGATATACCTTATGTTATGAATCGTATGAGATTTATATTTGATAACGATACAATTAATAAGATGTCGCCTTGGAATTATGTCAATGCAGATAGAATACAATTAGGTAAAAAGAATCAACAATACTGGAATATATTAGGCGTTTCTGTATTAGATTATTTTGATCTGTATAAAAAATTTACATATGTCCGACAAGAAAGTTATAGACTAAATTACATTGCCAAAGTAGAACTAGGCGAATCTAAATTAGATAATCCATATGAAACATTTAAAGACTTCTATACAAAAGATTATCAAAAGTTTGTAGAATATAATATACAAGATGTTGAACTTGTTGATAAACTAGAAGACAAGATGAAACTAATTGAACTATGCCTAACTATGGCGTATGAGGCCAAGGTTAATTATACAGATGTCTATTCACAAGTAAGATGTTGGGATACAATCATCTATAATCATTTACTTAAAAAGAATATTATCATACCACCTAGAGAAGACCATGATAAGGATACACAATACGAAGGTGCATATGTAAAAGATCCTCAATTAGGATTACATAACTGGATTGTTTCGTTTGATTTGAATAGTTTGTATCCGCATTTAATTATGCAATATAATTTATCGCCTGAAACACTTGTCGGTGTGCAACCAAAGAACATGGGTGTTGAAAATTATCTAAATGAGAAGTTTAATTTACAATGGGCAAAAGATAAAAATGTGACCGTTGCACCTAATGGTTCAATGTATAGACGAGATAAACAAGGTTTCTTACCTGAACTTATGGAGAAGATGTATGGTGATCGTGTTGTATTTAAAAAGAAAACAATAGAGGCAAAAAAAGAATTTCAAAAGACAAAAGATCCTATCTACAAGAATGAGATTAGTAGATGTAATAATATTCAAATGGCAAAGAAGATTGCTCTTAACTCTGCTTACGGCGCAATTGGCAATCAATACTTTAGATATTTTGATGTGCGTATTGCAGAAGCGATCACACTAGGTGGTCAGTTATCTATTCGTTGGGTAGAACGAGATGTAAATAAGTTTATGAACAAGTTGCTAAATACAGATAATGTAAATTATGTTGTTGCGTCTGATACAGATTCAATCTATTTAAAATTAGATAAACTTGTTGAGAAAGTTTGTAAAGATAAATCGCCACAACAAATTACAGACTTTATAAACAAGGCCGCTGAAGATAAAATACAAAAAGTTATTGATGATAGTTTTAACAATCTTGCTAAATATGTAAATGCTTATCAACAAAAGATGATTATGAAACGAGAAGCAATTGCTAACAAAGCAATATGGGTTGCTAAAAAAAGATATATGATGAATGTATTTGACGAAGAAGGTATTAGATTTGATATACCTAAACTAAAAATTATGGGTGTTGAAGCAGTTAAGTCTTCTACACCTGAAGTCTGCCGTGGTAAGATTAAAGACGCCATAAGAGTTATTATGAATGATAGCGAAGACGCTCTAATAAAGTTTGTTGCAGATTTCAAAGAAGTATTTAAGACACTCTCGCCAGAGGAGGTTGCCTTTCCTAGAAGTTGTAATTACATTGACAAGTATGTTGATCCTAATTCAATCTATAAGAAAGGCACACCTATTCATGTAAAAGGCGCTCTAATATACAATCATCATATACTAAAAAATAAATTACAAAGAAAATATCCATTAATAAAAGATGGCGATAAGATAAAGTTTCTAATGTTAAGACAACCTAACACGGTCAAAGATACCGTTATATCTTTCTCTACAAAGATACCTTATGAATTTGATCTACACAAATATGTAGATTATGAAACACAATTTACTAAAACATTTACAGATCCATTAAGATTTGTATTAGATAGTATAGGGTGGAAGTTAGAACGAGAAGCAACACTAGAGTCATTTTTTGTATGATAGCAAGTTTAATATTACTATATCTAACGGTCTTTATATCGTTTCAATGGGGTCAAAGAATTGCAATGACACCAATAGATACTAGAATATTTTTTATTTTAATTTTATGTATATGGATATTTCTAAAAAGTATAATGTAATTTACGCAGACCCACCATGGTCGTTTAAAACCTTTTCTGATAAGGGCAAAGATAGGTCGCCAGAAAATCATTATAATGTTATGACTCTACAAGATATAAAAGAGTTGCCTGTTAATCAGATTGCAAATGATAATTCAGTATTACTAATGTGGGTTGTTGATCCTTTATTAGATAAAGCATTTGAAGTAATTAGTGCTTGGGGTTTCAAATACAAGACCGTTGCCTTTACATGGGCAAAGACAAATAAAAAATCTGAAGGCTTTTTTACTGGCCTGGGATACTGGACACGGGGCAATCCAGAGATGTGTTTATTAGCAACAAAAGGTAAACCTAAAAGAGTATCAAAGAGTGTGCCACAATTAGTTGTAGATAAAAGACGAGAACACAGCAGAAAACCTGATATAATATACAATCACATAGAGAATCTATTAGAAGGTCCTTACATAGAGATGTTTGCTAGACAAACAAGAAAAGGTTGGGATCAGTATGGAAATGAGGTAAATAAATGGAATTGACTTTAGCAATATTATATGTTATAATAATATATGGTTTTATATATTGGTTATTAAAGAAATGGAATAATGAATCAGTTAAGTAAATACGCAGATGAAA